AAACTTTTCCAACTTTTGTAAACCCGGTTTTCATATTTTTAAATGCTTGTGATGAAACTTCCGAAACTTTCTTGAACAAGTCTTTATATATTTGCAATTCTGTTTTTGCTTCATTTTGGGTTTCCCATTCCCTTTTTTCAGAGCTATCAACATATTCACCAGTGAAAATGTCAAGTTCTCCAAGTAATAGTTTTGTAAGTCCTTTTGAGGCTGCACTAATTCCTTTTAAGTCCTTTATAGAATAATCGGCAACTTTTCCTGTAAGTTGTTCAATCTTCTTTTCTGCATTTTCAATGGCGTCATCAAGTCCGGTTGCTTTTCCTAAATCAACATTCTTTACTTCACCGATTAATTGAATCGGGTCCATGTGCAGCATTTCGCGCATCTTGTTCGCGCCTTTAATGATTTCATTAAGGCCCGCAACCATACCATTTATCAGCTTAGGGAACGCATTTGCGATTGTTGAAAGAGTGTCAAGAACAGCTTCAGCTATTCTCATTACAGCTAGTTTTGCATATTCCCACGCAACTTCCCAGTCACCATTCAGCAAAGCTTTTGTCATTCCTATAAAATCCTGAACAGTTTTGAAAACACTGTTAAACATTTCATAGAAATAATCACCCCACGACTTTATATCCGTTTCACTGTTTGCAAGCGCATTGTTTGAGCTTTCAAATAATGTTTTAATTCCTTCCCAAATATTTTTTATTACATTTATTACTATCCCAAGAATTGAATTGACAATCTCCTGAATTTGCTCTTTCAGGAACCATACGATGTCAATAATTTTGTTTATTATTCCGGCAATAGTTTTTATTATTCCGCCACCTTCTCCGCTTTGAATTTTTTCTCGGATTAATAAAATAACATTAATGATAGCTAGAATTCTGCTTTTAAGTTTCTCAATCTCTTCTTTAATGGTTCCAATAATTGTGTCTAAAATTTCGATAATTGGTTGGAATGCTTCAGATGTGATTACATCCCTAATCCATGTTACAGCACCCTTCACTATGCTTTTTATTTTGGAAGTGGTTTCACCAATTTTGTTCATTATATTCGTAAATAAATTTACAATCGGGGCAATATTGAAATTCTTAATTTTTTCAGTAAGAGTTTCTATAGCAGATGTAGAATTCTTCAAAACAACATCTATAACAGGCTGAAGTTTTCCGCCTAAAGTTTCTTTTAAATTCGTCATAGAATATTGAATCAAAGCAAAAGATGTCTGAGCTTGTTTTGCTGCTCCACCATAAGTTGTAGATAATTCGTCAAGAATCATTTTCTGCGCTTTCAGAATATTTCCGCTTTCAACAAGAGTTTTCATCTGCTTTTTTTGCTGGTCTGTAAAAGCAAAACCTTGTCGGCGCAAACTATCAAGACCTTTTACTGGGTCATCTAATGCTTTACCAACTGTTTGAGCAGCACTTTTTAAGTCCATTCCCATAACGGTTGCCATGTCCGTTATAGCGTCATTTGCTTCTTTGAAGGTGTTCCCGGTTATATTTTTGAACCCTAAAAGAACAGATTGCATATCTTGAATTTCACCAACAGCATAATTCGTTGTCTTTGCAATCTCATTTGACATCTTTGCAACTTGCTCTGTTGTAGTCCAAGCGTTTGCACCGGTTACCTTTATAGTGTTGCTTAGAATATTTAATGATTTTGTCGCCGATTGCGCTGCATTTACTGAAGCCTTTCCGAAATTAACAACACTAATGACGGAAAAAGCAGCGCCAGCCATTTTAGCAACGTTTGAGATAATTTTAGATAAATTTTGAAAAGTTTTCGACAATGAGTTTGCAGAAGATTGAGCATTTTTCATCCCTCTATCGAAATTATTTGTGTCAGCGCTGACTATCGCTTTTACACTAAAATCTCCATCAGCCATCTTCAAACCTCACTAAAATAATCTATCAACCAATTCCTGACTTATTGGAATATCTATACCCGGAATTAGTTCACGTTTTTTTTCTTCAAATTCTTCAGGGTCTTTTCCCCAGACATAATAAGCAATATAAATTGCTTGATTTTTCATCTTTACTTTTTCAATTTCATGCTTTTGGTCTATTAAAGCCATAACTTTCCGTGGAGTGGATTCCCAAAACCATTCTTCAGACTTACCTAATAACAGAACTTCTGTTAAAAGATAAGTCCATGGAAATTCATTTACTTCGTTTCCATCGCTGCTTCCACTGCCTTTTTTGATTCTTCAGGTAACGTGCCATACAATGCGCTCAAAAGAATTTCTGTAACCCTTTCAACATCACCCAGACCATAATCATCAAGAATATTTTCTTCAGTGATTTCAGGATATTCGTTGCCGTTTTCATCAGTATAGGCTGATTTATCTTTAAGGCCGATAAAAAGTAAATGCGGAATGATAGTGAAAGCTTCATTCTGAATACGTTCCTGAATCCTTTTTTCCAAGTTCTTCAAACCATCAAATTCTTTTTCAATCTTAGCCCATGCAGAAAAATTGAACTTTATTTCTCGCTCTTTTCCGCCAATGAATAAAGTTACTTTTTTGTTTTGCACTTTGTCAAGTTCTTTTGTTTCTTCCATTTTTGTCCATCCTTATCAAAAATAAAATATTCCTTCCCGGTAAATATCCGGGAAGGGTAAAAATAAATTAAAGGTCAGCATCAGTCATTGGAGTTACACCAATTCCATTGTTATCCTTCAATCCACTTGTTACGGTTACAGCGGTGAATGGATTTTCGCCATCATCCGGTGTAAAGGTAATTGTTGGTGCAGAAGCAGTGCCACCAAAAGTAAATGTACCTTTGACAAGTTCTCCGCTTGCATCTGTAACAATAATTGTTTCTCCAAGTTTTGCAGTCGGCTGAGCAAAAACAAACTCTTCAGAAGTTCCTTTTGAACCAGTCAAAACAAGGTTGCTATTGCTTGTGGCAGCAACAACTGTTACCGGAGAAGTTGACTGAGTTACAGAAACAACCGGAGCTTCAAACCAATTCTCAATAAGACTTGGTAAAGCAGAAGGGTCATCAGTTCTAATCTTAGTACCAATTGTTCCACTCTTCTGTCCTTCTGGGACAAACTGAGTTTTAACAAATTGAGCAGTAAGATTCTTGTGACCAAATGTAATAGAATCGCGTTTTGTTTCTCCGCCACTTTCTGGTACTGAGAATTTACCTTTTGCATACCAAAGATATGTATAAACCGCGTCACCTGCTTCGTCTGAACCGGCCATCAGTACCTTACCACCAAAAGCAAAATAAGGTGACTGGTCAAGGTCAGTTTCAACAATAACGCCGTTTACATATTTCTGTCCCAGCATTTTTGCTTCATTTTCCGGCGTAATATCAATCATCTCAAGAGACAATTCTGTATTACCGCGGTTGTTCTGAGCAAAGAATGCACCATCATCAGCGTAGTCTGTTTCTACACTTGAGTTTGGGTTGATTGTCGCAACTACTGCTCCAGGAATGTCAAAAGGTGTATCATAAACAATACCATCTTTGTCATCTTTAAGAACTTTTGCGAGAACCAAACCGCTCAAACCAATTCTTGGTCTTTCGTTCATTTTAATTCCTCCATTTAAGAATTTATATTCAATTCAAAAATTGACTTGTTAAATACCATAACCCGGTGTTCTGTATCTGGGTCTGGGTCACCAATTTCTCTATTTTGAGAACAGTGCCAAAGTTTTTCATTCAAAACTTCAGCGACAACTTCAGCGACATCTGAAGTGCTCACATATCCATCTAACTTCTTTGAAAAAATGTGAACCATAACAGAACAACCGCTTGCCCCGGATTTATTGTCCGAATATTCTCCATCACTCTGATTTTCATCAAGATAAATAATACAAGGAAAAATTTCTACTTCGGCCGGATAAGCGTTCAAAATATTATTTTCCGGAATTACAGCGGTGATTCTTTCATCTGAGAAAATTTTTGCATATAGTTTTTTTGCATTAATCATTTTTCAACCCCTATTAAATCACCGGTTAAAGTGCTTTTGACTGCTTTTGCAATAGTTCTATGAATAAAATCGTTATTTTTAATCATTGCAGGTCTGAGCCAAGGTCTTGGCGCCATTTTTTTAGTTCCATATTCTGTATAAACTGCATAATTTGGGTCTTTTTGAGTACTGCCTACAATCCCATAAACTTCCTTACTCTCATTGTGAACTTCATAACGGATGCTTTCTCTTAAATTGCCGGTGTCCGGGGCAGGCGGATTATCCGGCATAGAAGGATGGTGAGGTGTAGTTTTATTATTTGTATAATAGCTTTTGGTCATATCTCTAGGTGTGTGAGCCATATCATATTGAATATCGCTTCTAATTTTCTCACCGCAGATTTTTATTGCGTTTACAAGATTTCCAGTCAATCCTGCACTTCTTTCTTTGAGAAAATTAGAAAGCTGACTCAAATCAATGCTTTTAGGCATTTTCATTCTCCACCGGAATCAAAAGAAATTCCTTATGAAATCTCCAAACATTTACCGGTTGAATATTATAATACTCAACCGCGCCATTGTTATATACAACTTTAGCTCTATTCCCTAAAGTCATAAATTCACCTTTTGATATATCACAAAAACACTTTTTCGTGTTTGCTGTTTTCGCGTTTATTCCGTATAGTTCAATTTGCGCCCGGGTCAAAACATTTGGTTGGACGTCAGATTGAAAATTCTCTAAAGGATTATTAAAATCATATGTTTTAATTTTAGTTCCTTCATCATTTTTTGTAACAGTAAGAGCTGAAACGTAAATTGTCGCATTTGGGAAAAGTAACATCAGCCTCACCTCTCTTAAATAAAAACATAAGGGTAACCAACTATTGGTGGCCGGCAATTCCGGTTTACATCCATTATTGGTCTACTTTTCATAAGGTCTAACAACATTCTTCCATATTTAGTTTCAGAAAGTTCTTTATCACTATTTGTATTGTTAAACCCAACCGTGATTCCACCTTCTTGTAAATGATTAACACTTCCGCCACCAACAGAAGTTATTTCATTTAATTCAGATGGTTTTGTTATAGTAAACAGATGGCAGGCTTTATAAGCTATTGCTTGTTCATAGAGTTTCCCGAAAAAACTGCGGGACAAACTCTCTTTTGCTATCTGCACATATTGAGATAAGGATGGACTATCTGACAATTCAGGGCAGATAGTCTCGATTATTTGTTCCGCAGTCATCATAACCAATTTTCTCCTATGCGTTCAGAGCGTTGATAAAATCAGATTTCTTTGAAAACTTCTTTGTATCAATTCCCTTTTCTTCGCAAATAGCTTTAAGTTCAGCAACTGTTTTGTTTCCCAAATCTTCTCCGGAATCCTCATCAGTTTCTGAATCATCTTCCCCGGATTCTTCATCAATGTCTTCAGAATCATCGTCAATGTCTTCATCTTCGGAATCGTCATCTTCATCTGATTCAAACTCTTCCAAGCTCATAGGAGCTTCGTTTGGAGTGTCTGGAATTTCATCTTCAGGGATTTCAATGTCAAGTTTTTTAAATTTATTTGTGATAGACAATCTCACCTCTTCATTGGTGATTTCCTTGTACCACTTCAAAAGTGTATCTGGATTATTGCATTCAGATACATATTTCACTGCAAGGTTTACCGGCATTTCTTTAAGGTCTTTGGCTTTAATGCCTCCAACTTTTCCCCGACCGGCGCTAACTTTCTGCGCAAGAATTTTAATCTCACCGCTTTCAAGCTCTGCTACAATATTTCCACGCATTGCCTTCCACTCATCATTTGTAACTTCATTTGTTCCGGGAAGCAAGCGCACCATAGTTCTTGAAAGCTCCAATCCCTCTTTTGGGGTAAGAGCTATGCACTTCAAATGTTCAACTTTAGGTTCAAATTTAATTAACATAATTTTCCATCCTTTATGTTTTATATTTGTATAAAAATATGGTCTAAAACCACTCTAGGATTAAAAAAATCGTGGGTGTTTTGCTTTGATAGGGTAATTTTACCTTTTTGCTAAAACACCCACGATTTTACCAATATTTCCGGCTTTTAATTAAATACCATCAGCGTATGCGAATGCAAGTGGATAGTATATAATTGTACCGGCACATTCAGAATGACAAGGAATTGTGAATTCCATACCTTCCTGCTGAGCTTCAAACTGCTCAAATGGCTGAGGGATTTCGAGTGTGATGTGCTCTTCATCGAAACGGCCAATCAATGCGCGGTTTGTATTTCCGGCACCGAAATTCTTGAGTTCAGACAGCCAATCAATTCTCTTGATATATGGAGAATTTTCGAGGATGTACTTCATCAAGGTCTTTTCTCCGGCTTCGCCAATACGGCGTGTTGCAATGTCATTGTACATTGCGATTGGGAGGAGAAGTGTATCAGGAACTTCGCGAGCAGAAGTTGGCTCCATTACTGCGTTTACCATATCGTTGATATCACGAACAATCTGGTCTGGAGTTTTTGAAG